CCTGGAGGAGCTGCCATTCCGGGAGGTTTTGAGGCGTACAACTTAGCTTGTTCTGCGTTGTCTCTATTGGCAGAGTTTATTTGAAGTTTTTTACCTGTAGTATCATAGTACTCCTTAGCCATGTTAGCTACGTTAGTTTGCAAACTAGGTTGTAAGCCGTTTATGTCTGCGTTACCTGACGTAGTTACGTACTTACCTAGTACATCGCTTAGTTTACTTCCTAAAGACACTACCCCAGACTTTACACTACTACCTACAGCTTGAGCATCCTTAGACACTCCTGAGGCTACCGAAGACAATACGCCAGTGGCTGAGGCGCCTGAGCTAAGGGCCGCAGTAGTTTCTTTATAGGTGTTAGAGTTAGTTACTGCGCTAGAAACTTCGTTCTTAGCAAAAGCGTATCCACTTTTAACACTGTCTGCCCCTTTAGAAACTGCATTAACACCTGTCTCTATTCCTCGGCTAGTAGAGTCTACTACACTATTGTACGCGCTTTTAACACTAGTATAAGCTCCTTTAGCTGTGTCTACTACTGCAGGTATTGCTTTATCTCTTACAAACTCTGCAAAAGCTACTAACTTATCTGATAACCCAAACTTTTCATTCAGCCATTCTCCTGCTTTAAATCCCAAGTAGCCAGCAAGGCCCACTCCTGCAGCACCTCCAACTACTCTGCCTAAAACCCCTAAGACTGATCCTATAGGGGAGATAAGGTCGCTGATAGTCTTTATAAAACCGCCAGGACTAAAGAAAGTCATAATACTGCTTATCATACCGCCCATACCGCTGTCGCCACTAGCTTTTTTAGACGCTATTTTTTCAGTGGCTCTCAGCATCCTACGGTTAAACATGCTAGTTTTGTCCGCGTACTTCTTTATCTCAGAGGTTTGAGCTTTCCCACTATCTGATTTCTTTTCTGAAAAAGAAGAAGTCATTGTGCTTTTAGCAGCACTTCGTTCCTCTAAGAAGGTCTTAGTCTTAAGATAAGTATTGGCAACGCTATGATAAGCTTCTTTAGTACCTTTGTATACGTTCTTAGCCCCTCTGTACGCACGTCCTAAATTACGAACTCCACCGCCTAGAGAATAGCCTTTAGGACCAATTTTGTCTAATAGTCCCATTCCAACTTTGCCTAAACCTGACAGAATTGCACCGCCAGTGCGTTTAAACATGTCTCGTATTTGAGCATTTTGAGCAAGTATCTTTGCATAAGACTCTTGCTGAGATACCTCTGTGTCTTTGTTTTCTTTAGATATCTGTGTAAAACCTCTGCGTAAATAAAGAGGCAGCTGAGCAGTGTCAGCATTAATAGAGTTAATTGCAGCTATAAGTTGCCGGTCATCAATTGACTTAGATAGAACTTGTTTTAATAGATCTTTGAGTTTTCCGTCAATTCCAGTAGTTTCTAGCGCTCCAAATAGCTCACTTTTTTGTTTACCTTTTCTACTAGCTATTTCTTTGTTTATTAAATTTAGTCTCGATACTAACTCTTTTTGTATGGCTTCAGTAGACTTGCCTTGGCGTTTTAAAGCTTCAGCTTCTTTCCTAGCCTTAGATAAAGACTTAGAGGCGTCAGCTAGCTGTTTAACTAAGTCAACCCGCTTAGCTCCCGACTTCTGTGGGCTGTTTAGTTCTTTCTTTAGACCTTGAATTTTTTCTGCAAGAGACTTTTGGCCGTTGTCTAGTTTGCTTTCCGTAGAAATACTATCTAACAAGCCTTTTTTAGTGTAGACTTCTTTACCGTCGTCTTTGTTCCATTTATTCAGAGGGTCTTTAGTAGCCACTATCGAACCTTTCTAGTTACTTTACCGTTTTTAATGTCTTCGTTTCGTTTTTTAGCTCTTGCATTAGCGTTATCAACTATAAACAAGAACTGCCTTAAGTCAGTGTCTAAAGATAAAAGTGTATTAGTCTCACGTAGTACTAAGTCAATTCTCTCTAGTAGATCAGATTCACTTAAGGCATTAAAGAAACGTTAGTGGGTTTATAGAGAACTTGATCTCTGTAAACCCACTACACTCCTGGCATTTAAATTTAGTAGTTTCAGACACGCCATATTGCGTAACTGTATCAATATATTTATCTAACGTAGAAGTTTCTTCTACAGTCATATTCTCAATAATTTTTATTCGCTCAGCTAGTTTTCTAGTGTTAGACCAGTTATCTAAGAAAGCAGCCCTAGCAGCTAACCAAGTGTATCCTTCAATATCTATGTCACTTTCAGGATTGTCTAAGCTCTTTTGAAACATCTTTTCAATGTTTTCTGCTGACTCTACTACGTCTCGCATAGTTTCGTAGCCTAGCCCATACTTAGATACTAGTTCAAAAGGTGACAAGTCTAACTCGTCTAGAGTAGTTATGTCTAAAGTAGTGTTCTTTAAAACTAGTTTATTTTTTAAAGTTGATTCAGGTAAAAACTTTAGTTCGTTACTAGTTGAATCTTCTGTTTCTTCTACATACTCATTAGAAGTGTTATCGTCAGACTCCGACTCAAATTCAGCTTTTTCTACATTGCTGTCTCTATAGCCTGCGTATACCTTAGTGAGGTGCTCAGTATTTTCACACATTACTTCGGTAACTAAAGGCATGCTACTATAAGAATTAACTCTCTGCCAGTACATTAGAAAGTAAAAATCAGCAGGCGTTAAATCAAAAGCTGATACAGTAGGCTCCAGAGTCGAACTTACTGCCTCTACAACATATCGTATTTTATCTTCTTTAGCGGCCCTAGAAAACTTGGCTTGGTGAAAACCTTTAAGATGACAAGCTGATACTGTCTTAAAACTATACGGAATAAAATTGCTAGGCAAGTCTATCTGAAAGTAGTCAGGATTGTTTTCAGAAAAAGACTTGGTGTTTTCCGGAGTTAGTGACGCAGGTTTTGTGTGAGGCTGAGCTGTAGAAGACTGTGTCTGCTGAGACGTTGTCTCTCTATTAAGAGAAAACGTCTGTGTACTAATTTCTTCAATTAGAACTTTAGCACTGCTAGAAGAAGATTTCAAGGGAGGGGTTGAAGGTGGGCGATTAATTGCCATAGTGTTACCTCAAGGGTTAGTGTTTATCAAATTTGTTAAAAGAAACTAGATGTGTTAAATTTTATAAAGTTATTAGGAAATAAATTAGGTAAGTCTGTAATCCTCAAGGGAAACTCTGAACCTATTTTATCTATAATCGAAGGTATTTGCCCAGGACTAAATTTTCCAAAACTAACTTCTATATCGTCTACACTGAATTCTACTTGTGGATTAATTCTTTGAGATTCTCCAGATAGCGCGTAGGTGTCGTGTCTCTCTATCCAGCATCCAAGGTAGGTTAAAAACAAAACAGTGTTCTGCGCAGAGTCGTAGATAGTTATCTTTATAGGTTTTTTATATACACTAGGTACGTTGTATAATCCTGTCTTTCCATCTAATACGAGTCGTTTCCAGTCGTTGAGATACTGTAGTGATTTTCCCTTAGTGTCTTCGTATAGTTTTATACTGAGACTACTAAGAGAATAGTGATGAGGGTAGTGGAACATTTTACCTGCCTTATAATTTGAGGTTTTCTCAAATTCTACAAACGGTAGAGTTACTTCTTCTACGTATTCCCACCCTAGACTTGACGAACTATCTATAATAGGTAGGTCGCACCGCCAATTGAAAGTCATTAGCGGATCAGGTCTAGACATAATTGCGTTTAAAGCGCCCCCAGGACCTCTATTCGTTCCAGGAAATTTTACAGACACTTTGTCTTTAAGTCTCTTGAAAACATCAATAGCTTGTCGTCCTTCGGGGCCCAATTTTGATTTTGCAGCTTGAGTTAACGCGCCTAAAGCCTGATCTCTTAGGCTCATAGTTTATTTATTGAAGTTTTTAATCTTTGTTTCTAGCTGTTCTTGAGAATACTGAGTTTTACTTTGGCTACGAAGTTTAAAAACTTCATCTTGAATAGCCTTCTTCTCAGTTAGACTGTTGCTAACCTCTTTTTTAGTCATTAGCTGAAAGCTTTTCTTACAAATTTGTAAATCTTTTTTCAGATCTTGCAAAGTTGCTCTTGGATTACGCGTTGCAGAAGTTTCAGCGAGTCGGTTTAGTGCATTGGTTATCATATTTATTTACCCTTAAAGTTATGTTATCTTTTACGTTTACAGTTAGAGTGTCTTATAGTTTTTCGTCCAATTCGTCGTAGTGCAGTGTACAGCTAACTTGAACAATACCACTAGAACCTCCGTCTAAAGACGCATCATCTAAGCTTTCTGGAAAACAGCCTAGTAAACGAATACGTTTTACCTCCTCAGGTAAGTCGTTGTACAGTACCATCTCTACAGTAGTTGCGTAAGTCTCTTTAAAACTCCCGGTATTCGCCCGGTTGTTTCTAGCTACTTTCTGCCATCTACGAATCATATCGCGTGTACCTATGTCTGCAGTCTCTAGAAGTGTAACTGCTAAAGAATGTGAGTAGTTCTCTCTACCCGCATAGCCAATTTCTACTCCGTGAAAGTTAACAGGTACTTTCTCGATGGTAGCGCCCGGAATGCTAGTAGTCATAGCCTTAAATGTGAAAGGCTTGCTATTAGGGGTTCCTGGCATAGTTGGAATAATTATATCCCAGTTGTATTGTTGAAAAGCATCTGGTAGTGTTCTAACATCTGCTAAAGAAGTTCTTGCCATTTTAATTTGTCTTTCGTATCTTAACTAGTTTTAGCCTAAGTTCTGAATATTAATTTCAGAAAAGCTTACACCGGCTTTTGTTATAACAACGTCAACCTGAATTTCGTGCACTGGAATAACTGGCGTAATGAACACTGTTACAGTAAGGATACCCAGGTTATACTTTGCAGGCGGATTATTGCTATCGTCTGATATAACTTGGTAGTCTAGAATACCTCTAGCGTTCTTCCAGCTTTCTAAATAATCAGATACGCTACTAACAACTTGACGACGTGTAAAGTCATCGTTCGGTTCATGAATAGTAAACATCAAAAAGTCTTTAACAGAAACTTTAATAACGTTAATCATTCTACGGACTGACAACCAACTTAAAGCGCTAGCTTTAGCTTGTAACGTACTTTGTTCAAATACGGAAGTGCCTAAACCTACAAATTTACGTATGTAGTTTACTTGCGCGTTGAACAGATCCGTGCGTTCCTGTGGATTGTACTCTTCGCGTAATCCAAGTATGTCTACTAGGCCTCGATTAAGACCTGCTGGCGCAAACTGGGGACCTGCAACTCTGTCAGTTCTAGCACAAAGTGCTGCAGCCCACCCGCTTGGAGGCGTATAAAGTTTCTTACCGTTATAGATGTCATCGGTAAGGGGATCAGAACTATAAATAGCACCGTAGCTGCTATTAGCATTCAACGATAGCTGTCTATAAGCAATTGCGTTATACGCTTTCTGCTGATTAGATGGCATATCTAGTAAAGCAACTGCATCGCCTCTAGACTCTGCAAGTTTTAGCATACGCTGTTGAACTGTTATGTCAGTATAGCCTCCGTTAATCAAAATGTTAACTTGAGTTTTTTCTGCATCAGAGAATGCGCTCTCCCAAGCTTGAACTAGCTGACCGTTAGTAGGCGCCGCTCCACTGTTACCGCCTGCCATAGTTGCTGGGTCAATAGCAACAATAGTTGGAGTAGGTACAGTTAGTTGACTAACGTAGCTTTCTACGTTAATGTACTCTGAGAATCCATTGATCTGTTGAACAATCTCTAGCTGACGGCCGTTACCATCAATAGAGTCTGTCAAAGAGCAATCCCACTCTTCTACAGGTACTGCATCAGAGAACTCTAGGTTGAACACTCTTACTTTAAACAGCTTATCAGGAGTAGGCAACAAAGCAGGACTAGTAACAGGTAGTTTAGATGTGTTAGGCCCAATTACGCCAGTGTCTTCAAAGCTATTAACCGTACCGCCTACAGTAGCAATAAGACCAACACCTGCAGTAGTTCTGCCGTAAATTTTATAGCCTCTTGCTGCAGGAACTAGCGTCCAGGCTAGCTTATTAACACCTGTTGTTATAGCAGCACCTACTACTATTGTAGAAAAAGAAGAAGCTAGCGTTTCCCCTATTTCAGAAATTGCGCTAATACAATAGTCATAAGTTCCAGCTAATAGAACGCCCCCTGTCGCTACGCTAGACAAACTAGGCGAGGCCGGAGCTGATATATTTTGGCTAGTAATAGCAATTGCTAAAGAGTTACCGTAGCTACCTGGACCGCTTTTAGGTGTAAACAACACTAACGGAATTTCAGGAGTCGCAATGGCTGCTGGAAAGTTGAACAAGTCAGGGTTAGATACACCTGCAGTTATAGGTTGTAATTTAGAAACTCCGCTACCGTTGTCTTTTAACAAAACACCGGAGTATTTGTACCCGCTACCTGCAACTCTAACAACAGTTAAAGAGCTGCCTTCTTTAAAGAAGTCTAAGGCACAGTAGTGCGCAAAAGAAACACTAGCGTCTGGAATACCGTATTCTTCAACAAACTCTTTTGAGTTTGTTCTTTTAAACGGAGTTAGGCGACCTTTTTTGGACACCAAGACAATAGCAGCGTTAGAGCTGCTTCGTGAACGTATTACTTGACTAAGATCAATTTCTCTAAATCTTACGTCAGCTGATTGTTGGACTAAACCTGGCATTTTTAATCTTTCTTTTCAAAGTTAAGAGATCATTTGAACAACTTGAGCGTATTGAGGGAGTTTACTCTCTGAAATAGAGAACCCTTCTGGCACAGTGACTCTACCTTGCGGTTGAATATTAATGCTGTCTACGTTACCGTTAGTGTCAACAATTTCAAGAGTTATTTGCTCCTTAGTTTTGTTTATTAGCTTCATATAAAAGACCTTTGTTTAATGGGTGATATAAAATTTATTATTTAATTGTCTGGTACGCAACTGCCTGGACCTTCTTTAATTGTGGGATGTTTTTTATAACCCTTCCAACAATTTTTGTACTTAGTAGTCTTTGCAGAGTTCTTAGTTTTGCTAACTGAAGTTTTAGAAGACTTTTTTAATCTAGCTAACACTGAGGCTAATAGTGTCTTTGTAGATAGTTGAGAAGAATTAAGTATTGCCATATAGTGTTTTTTAAATCTTATATTTGAATAAGATGTAGCTTTACATTAGTGGTTGACAAATTTTTTATTTCAATAGTGTCACAAAAAGAAGGAAATACAAACAAGTTGTCGTTCAATATAAAATTAATTACTTCAAGTCCTTTAGTAAGTTTTATACTAAGAGACCCTCCAATAGATCGAAGAACTGTTAGTTTATTTCCAGCAGACCCTGTGAACACATAGGGTAAAATTGTAGGAGAAGCTAACGGTGCAAACACTTTAGTTACCTCAGAGAAGTTACCTGTTAGCAAGTCTCCTTTGATATTAGAAGCGCAAGATAGCACACTTCTACGTATGTTGTTATCAGCTGCAAATACTTCTAATTGCAGCAATATTGATTGTGATACTAAATCCATAGTCTTATCCGTTTTTAAATAAAAATACCTGAGAGTCTGGGCGTAACTGCAGAGCTTCTAAATGAGTCTGGCCTAGGTCTTTTATAACGCCCTCTACTTCAACAGAAGTAGCTGCTTGTTCAAGCTTTAGATCAGTATTTGCATACCCATCAACTTCTATTTCAGCCGTCAGTTCAAACTCTCGAGTGTCAGCTATTCCAATATCTGGTTTTGGCATAGACAACGAGTCAGTTAGCATACAATGAATGTCAATATCGGCCACTGCGTAGGTTATTGAGAAGTTTAAAGACTTTGCAATAGAAGCTATTAACCATTGATTAGCAAATCTTTGTACTTCTTGTCGAGACTGAAACAAACAAGCTACAGAGTATACTGTTTTAGTAGGTATTAGGTTAAGACTATAAGTATTGGTATAATCAGTGTTAGACTGGCTTTTTAAGCCGCGTCTTAATAAAGACTTTGCGTTGTAAGAACTTCTGTTTACTGCAATAGTTGATACGCTAGCAAAGCCAAAAGGATATTGTTGTTCTTGCCTGCTTTTTGCAGCAACTTCTTTTCTATTAGGGCTTTCTACAAATAGCAAAGGAAAACCAAATATCATCTTAAACTTTTGAGACAGACCAGTTTCTATATAGCTGGTTAGAGTATCTGTATTATTTTTTAAAGTAGTTTCGTTTCTTTGCATTGAATTCTGCTTTCATTAAGAAAAAAGGGTCAAAGTGTGTAAGTCACTTTGACCCTTTTATCAAGAGACTACTTTATTTAGTTTTTGCTTTAATAGTACTTTTTAGACGATCAAGTGCAGCTAGGTTAGCAGTTGTCTTTGCCATCTTTGCACACTCTTTATCAGTAGCATCAACGTCTGTATCTTCGTCAGATTCAGCAGACATTACTTTTGCTTCAGGTAGTTCTTCAACTCCTTCGTCATCAGTAGCATCGTCTAGATCTTCTAAAGAAATTTCAGTGTCGTCATCTTCAGCCATATCGTCAGTTTCGTCACTAGCTGTCATATCGTCTAAAACGTCATCCATGTTGTCATCAGACATCATATCGTCGATTTCAGCTTTAACAGCTTTCTTATCAGCTTTTTTAGACGCGTCGGTCTTAGCTTTCGCAGTTGCCAAAAGTTTTGCTAGAGAAGGTTTTTCTTTTGCAGTTTGCATACTAGCAAAAGCAGCTTGTGACTGTTTTTCTAGACTTGCAACCACTGATACCACATCGGGGGCAGCTGCCGCACTGGCAAAGAATCGTGCAGCTTGCGCTGTATTAACC